TTAAACTCTTAAAATAAGGAAATATCATGGCTAATAATTTACTAACCATTAGCAAAATCACCAACGAAGCGTTGATGGTTTTGGAGAATGAATTAACATTTACATCTGAAGTTGACCGCAACTATGATGACCAATTCGCTGTTGTTGGCGGTAAAATTGGTAACACAGTAAACGTACGTCGCCCAGGTCGTTTCATCGGTACTACTGGCCCAGCATTGAACGTTGAAGATTTCAACGAAACATCAGTACCAGTAACATTGTCAACTCAGTTCCACGTTGATACTCAATTCACTACACAAGATTTGGCATTATCTTTAGATATGTTCTCTGACCGCGTATTGAAACCAGCAGTAGCAGCAGTAGCGAATAAGATTGACCGTGACGGCTTAGTTATGGCTAAAAACAGCACAGCTAACATCGTTGGTACAGCAGGTACACCACCTACAGGTTTGATTACATATCTAACTGCTGGTGCTTATCTTGACTCTGAAGGCGCACCACGCGATGGCCGTCGTTCATGTATCGTTGAGCCATTCACATCAGCAACTATCGTTGACAGCTTGAAAGGTCTTTTTGTACCACAAGAAGCTATTGGCGAACAATACCGTAAAGGTTTGATGGGTCGTGACTCAGGTGGTATGAACTGGAAACTAGACCAAAACGTTGTGTCACATCAATTTGGTAACTACTCAACATCAGTTCTTTCATGTAACGTAACTACAGCAACTGGCTTCTTGACAAGTGGTTGGGCTTCTAGCTCTAACATCACTATCGGTGCAGCTACAGCTAACGCTTCATTGAATCAAGGTGACGTTATCACTATCGCTGGTGTTTATGCAGTCAACCCACAAAACCGTCAAGCATACGGCTCTAACAAACTACGCAATTTCGTAGTTAATAGCGCAGTAACTATTGCTTCATCAGGTACTGCTACTGTAAACGTATCTCCAGCCGTTATTACTGCTGGTCAGTTCCAAAACGTATCAGTAGTATCAACTGGTTCACAAACAGTTACACCATTCAATAACACAGGTACTGTATCAGCACAAAACATCATCATGCACCGCAATGCGTTCACGCTTGCTTGTGCTGACTTGGAATTGCCAGATGGCGTTCACTTTGCTGGTCGTGCAAGCGATAAAGAAATTGGTTTGTCAATGCGTGTTGTTCGTCAATACACAATTAACAATGACTCAATTCCTACTCGTTTGGATGTGTTGTACGGTTGGGCACCACTCTACCCAGAGTTGGCTTGCCGCGTAGCAGCTTAGTGAATAAGGGGGGTTAATTCCCCCCTGTTTAACAACATATTTAAAGGAAAAAATCATGGCTTCTTCTAATCCAGGCCCAGCAGTCACGCAAGGTGGTCACCCACAAGTATTATCAAGCAACCAAGCAGTTCGTTTATTAGCTTCTTTTCAAGGCGTAAACGCTAATGCAACAGGCGATACAGTATTGCAATTGTTAGATTCATCATCTTACTCAGTTAAGTTTGTTGTATTTACTAATGCTTCTATCAGTTTAACTACAGCAGCGGCTGGTGTATTTACTGCACCATCAGCAGGCGGCACAGGCATTGTTGCTAACGCAGCATTGTCAGCATTAACTGGCCCTACAGTAGTTTCTGAGCGTACTGTTGCAACTACAGCAGTTCAAACTGGTCAAAACTTATATGTAAACGTAGGTACTGCACAAGGTGCAACTGCTACATTTGACGTATATGTTTATGGCTATGACTTCAGCACTCTGTAAGTAAGCAATGTAATAATGAGAAAAGGCTACTCTAAATTAGGGTAGCTTTTTTTCTATTTAAAGCTATAATTAACCATCTTTCTGCAAAGGAAAAATCATGTCATCTACTACCGTAACTCGTGGCAATTCTCACGAAACTTTTTACATTCAACCAACTTTAGACAATACATCTAATTCATTGGCTGCTAATACAACTACTGCTGTTTCATACACAATCCCAGGCATCCAAGCGACTGACTTAGTAACTTTAATTGGTTACAATGGCACTCAAACTGCTGGCGTTGTTATTGCTGAAGCAGATGCTACTGCTACTAACACAGTTCAAGTTCAATTTGGTAATCTAACTGCTACTGCTACTTTAAAACCAGCATCTGGCGTTTACACATTCCAAGTTACTCGTCTTGAAGGCCCAGCTCCAGCTACTGCTGTTTAAGGAAAAATCATGGCTAATACCTCAGTTATTCGTTTAGCAGGTAAAACAACACGCTTTGACGTAACAGCTACATCTTACGCATCAACTTTAATTGATGACACGACTAACGACCAAGTAAACTACGCTTCATTTATTAACGTAGGTTCTGGTGCTTGTATCGTTCGCTTCACCAATTATTCACCATGTCCTGCTGCTGTTTGGCCTGCTGATGGTGCTGCGGCAGAAGGCTATGTTTTACCACCTTTAATGGAAGTGCCAATTGTTTTGGCTGTTCCTACAACTCCGTTTTACATGACTGCTGTTTGTCCTGCTGGTTCAACGACATCGCTTTATGTAACACCTGCTGCTGACCAATCATAGGAGAACATCATGGCAAACTTTAATGGTGTAGCTTCAAGTTCAACAACTAACATTGTTCCAGTTCAAGCACAATTTAATGAAAATGGTGTTTGTGTTGGTTTAGTTGGCCCAGGCGGTGTTTTATTTTCACCACCTATTAGCGGTGTTACAGTTAATGCAACAGCGTTGTCTTTAAATAACAATTTAGTAGCTACCACAGCTACATTACCTACTATTGGTAGCGGTTTTGGTACATCACCAACAATCTCTGCGGTAAGCACTTTTGTATTTAAAATTGTTGTAGGTACTGGTGGTGCTGCTAACGGCTCAATTACTTTACCAACTGCACCTAATGGTTGGTTAGCTTTTGCTGCTGATGTAACAAGCGGTAGCACTTTGTTCTTACAACTAACTGGAAGCACAGCAACTTCAGTCACATTTACTAGCTACTCTGTAACAACAGGTGCGGCTGCTAATATGGCTGCTGGTGATGTAATTTTAGTTAATGCTATTGCGTATTAATTAGGAAATTGAATGTCAGACCCTGCTAAAACCATAGACCAGAATATACTGCCCGTACAGGCGTTATTCAATCTTGATAATAGTTTTAATACTTTTATCGGGCAGGGTCAGCCATTCTACGCAACAACTAATCCTGACCAATCAGGGTTAAATATTACCAATAGTACGATTAATAGCACGACTATTGGTGCTACTACACCTTCAACGGGTGTTTTTACTAATATTCTAACAACAACAGGTCAAATTACTACATCACCTACAGCAAGTATTGATATTGCTAATAAATTGTATGTGGACACAATTGCTCAAGGTTTAAGCCCTAAACAAGCAGTTAAATGCGCTACAACAGTTAACATTACGCTGTCAGGCTTACAAACTATTGACACTTACACTACGTTGGCTGGTGATAGAGTATTAGTAAAAAATCAAGGAACGTCATCTGAGAACGGTATTTGGATTGCTTCAGCAAGTGCATGGACTCGTTCTACAGATATGGATGTATGGGCAGAAGTTCCAGGCGCATACATGGTCGTTTTATTTGGTTTAGTTAATCAGAACACAGGTTGGGTATCAACTTCTGCTGATACAGGCACAATTAACGTCACTCCTATTACTTTTGTTCAATTTTCTGCTAGTGGTTCATACACAGCAGGCACAGGATTAACGCTATTAGGCAATCAATTTAACATTACTAATACAGGCGTAACTGCTGCATCTTATGGTTCAGCAAGTCAAAGTTTAAGCGCAACTGTAAATGCTCAAGGTCAGCTAACTAGCTTATCTGCACAATCTATTTCTATTGGCGCAAGTCAAGTAACAAGTGGAACGTTTGCGTCTAGTTTATTAAGTGGTTCATACACAGGCATTACAGGTGTAGGCACATTAACTGCTGGCACATGGAACGCAAATACTATTGGTGTTGGTTATGGTGGTACAGGCGCAAATACATTTACTGCTGGCTATTTAAAAGCTAGTGGAACTGCTGCATTTACTACAGTTTCATCTATTCCAAGTTCAGATATTACTGGCTTGGGTACAATGTCAACGCAAAATGCCAATGCGGTAAACATTACTGGTGGCACAATCTCAGGATTATCAAGCCCATTAGCAGTAGCAAGCGGTGGTACTGGCGCAATTAGTTTAACGGGTTACGTTAAAGGCACAGGTACAAGCGCATTAACAGCATCTACTACAATTCCTACTACTGATTTAAGTGGTACAATTACCAACGCTCAATTAGCTAATAGTTCAATTACTATTAATGGTAGCTCAATTAGTTTAGGTGGTTCAGCTACAATCACAGCTAACACGACAAACGCATTAACAATTGGTACTGGACTATCAGGAACAAGTTTTAATGGCTCTGCCGCTGTTACAATAGCGAATACGGGCGTTTTATCGTTTAGTGCAGGCACTACAGGATTTACACCATCAACAACGACAACAGGGGATGTCACACTTGGTGGATTGCTTTCACTTGGTAGTGGTGGTACTAACGCCAATTTAACAGCAGTCGCTGGTGGCGTTTTATATTCTGACGCATCTGCTTTAGCAATCAGCGCAGCAGGTACAACAGGTCAATTTTTACAATCCAATGGTGCAGGCGCACCTACTTGGGCAACTCCTGTCAGTTATGCAACTGTAACTGATGACACTACAACAGTAGGCACTCGTTATCCTTTATTTGCTAACCAAACAAGCGGTTCGCTATCTACTGAATATACAAGCTCTACCAAGCTACAATACAATCCATCAACTGGTGTATTTACTTCTACTAGCTTTACAGGCGCAGGAACTGGATTAACAGGCACAGCTTCTAGCTTGTCAATTGGCGGCAATGCAGCAACAGCGACAAGTGCTACAAGTGCTACCACAGCGACAAATTTAGCTGGTGGTGCTAATGGGTCAGTTCCATATCAAACAGGGTCGGGTGCTACTACTTTTCTAGCTGCAACTACTAATGGTTATATTATGACGTTAGCTGGTGGCCTTCCTACTTGGGCGGCTGCACCAGCAACAGGCGTAACAATTACTGACGATACAAGTTCTGCTACTGCTTACTATCCTACATTTGCTAGAGTGACTACTGGTACTGCAACAACAGAATATACAAGTTCTACTAAATTAACCTATAAACCATCTACAGGTGAATTAAGTTCATCATCATTTTTAGCGACTGCTGGATTTTATTCAACAAGCACTTTTACAGGTTCTTATACAGACGGTATTGTTGTTGATTATTTGACAGGTAATGGTCGTATTAGCGTTGGTTCTGCGGACACATTAACATTTTATAATGCTGGTGTTGCTAATACGCAAATGGCAAAAATGACAAATAATTCTCTTGAATCTACAGGGGCTTTTCATGTTAATGGTTTATCAGTAGCATCTAATTATAGTATTCCTAGTGGTTCAAGTGCGTTAAGTGCTGGCCCTATTACTGTAGCATCAGGAATAACTGTAACAGTTCCATCAGGCAGTCGCTGGGTAATCGTATAAGGTAAATTATGAATAATTACGTTTGGAAAATTGAAGAAGTTACTACAGATAATGAAGTTATTACTTCTGCAAAATATCATGTAACAATTAGCGATGAATTAGGCAATAATTCTGTTGAAACTGAAGGAAATTGGTATTTTAACGGCAAATTTAATAAGAATTATGCTGATATTACAGAGC